TGGCGCGCCAACCATGCGGTTAACTAGCTGCATCTCTGTACAAAAAAACCACGGTTCCTCCTGAGTGGGTGCCTCTGCTGTACGGGGGCGCAGAGCCTCGATTTCGCGCTATTTATGAGAATTTTCTAAGGCGAGGTTGTTGTTTAGATGTCAGCCAGCAGACAGCCATCGCCCGAGCCCTACTGGCTGAACAAAAGCCAGATGGCGGCTAGCCTAGGGATTAGCGTTCAAGCCTTTGATAAATGGGGCATTAAGCCTGTAGCGAAGATAGGCAGAAGCGTCTATTTCGATTGCCGCTCAGTACTGGATTCGAAGCTGGCGGAAGTGGAAGCGAAACAACAATCATCGCAACCTGATGACGGGATTGACTTTGATCCGCTGCTTGATCACAAGCGAGAGCAAGAAGAGTACCTGCTGACCAAAGAGCGCCGCATTGGCCAGCAGCAGAAGAACGAATTGGCAGCGCGCAAGGTAGTGCCTAGTGAGTTCGCCATTTTCACTCTATCCAAGGTCGCGGCAGAGATCGCTGCCATCCTCGACACCTTGCCGCTCACCATGAAGCGCAAGCACCCAGACCTAGAGACTCGACACCTAGACACTCTGATGCGGGAGCTAGCACGCGCCCGTAACCAAGCCAGCGGGCTCGATAATATGTTGCCGGAGCTGCTGGATGACTACTGCGATAGTTTCGACACAACAGCTTAAAGAGTGGCGGCGCTCGGTACGGCAGGGACTGTTGGCGCTTTATCGGCCTGAGCCACTGACGGCGGTGGAGTGGGCAGACCAAAATTTCTACCTATCGTCTGAATCCAGCTATCACGAAGGGCGCTGGACCACGCTGCCGTTTCAGATCGGCATCCTCAATGCGATGGGTAACGACGAGATCCGCACAGTTAACGTGGTGAAATCGGCGCGCCTTGGCTACACCAAAATGCTGCTTGCTGCCGCCGGTTACCTTCTCGAGCACAAAAAGCGCAATATCCTGACGTTCAGCCCGACGGATACTGACGCTGAATCGTTCATGAAAACGCACCTAGAAACGATGGTGCGAGACGTGCCGGTGGTGCTGGACCTAGCGCCCTGGCATGGCATGAAACACCGGGACAACACCCTTAGCGCCAAGCGCTTTGCGAACGGCAAGCAAGTGTTCGTGCACGGTGGTAAAGCCGCCCGCAACTACCGCGAAAAATCGGTAGACGTGGTGATTTATGACGAACTCGCCGCCTTTGATGAAGACATCGAGAAAGAGGGTTCGCCCACCACGCTGGGGGATAAGCGCCTAGAAGGTTCCACCTTCCCGAAGTCGATTCGCGGCTCAACGCCCAAGGTGCGCGGCCAGTGCCAAATCGAAGCCGCTGCGGATGAGTCACCGCACACGCTCAACTTTCATGTGCCGTGCCCGCACTGTGGGGAGGAACAAATACTCAAGTGGGGCGGGCAGGATGCAGGTTTTGGCATCAAGTGGGATGAAGGCAAGCCGGAAACCGCGTTCTACCTCTGCGAGCACAATGGCTGCATGATCAAGCAGCATGAGCTGCAAGACGAAAGTCGAGAGCACAGCATTAAAGATGGCGTTTGGGTCTGCTCTGAAACGGGGATATGGACCCGAGACGGCATCGACTGGTTTAGCGCACTACATGAGCCGATCCCAACGCCGGACAGCATCACGTTCTACCTCTGGACAGTGCTAAGCCCCTTTACCACCTGGGAGCGCATTGTGCGCGACTTCCTCAAGGCCAAAGGGTCGCCCTCCAAGCTAAAAACGTTCGTCAACACGACGCTGGGCGAAACCTGGGAAGACGAGCTAGGCGAAAAACTGGAATGGGAAGCCATCTACGGCAGGCGGGAAGTTTACCCCCAAGTGCCCGACAGAGTAGTAGCGCTAACCGGTGGCATTGATACCCAAGATGACCGCTACGAAGGGCGCGTCTGGGGTTGGGGCAAAGACGAAGAGTGTTGGCTGATAGATCGATGGATTATCTACGGCGACCCCGCAGGCCCCGAGCTCAAACGTAAAGTCGCCCACAAGCTGCACCAAGGTTACCAGCGCACCGATGGCAACTGGATGCCCGTGATGCGCTGGTGCTGGGACTCTGGCGGCCACTATACCGATGAAGTGTACGCCATGAGTAAGCAGCAAGGGCCGTACTGGGTGATTCCCATCAAGGGCGCCAATAAGTACGGCAAGCCGATTGCCAACATGCCGCGCAAGAAAACCGCAAAGGGCGTTTTCCTCACTGAGGTGGGCACCGACAACGCCAAAGAAACCATCTACAACCGCTTGAAGCTGCAGCCCCAACCCGGCATGGCCGTGCCTGGCTGCGTACACCTGCCGTCTAACGATCTCATCTGTGATGAAGACGAGATCAAGCAGCTAACGGCGGAAATCAAAGTGGCCAAAATCGAAAAGGGCCGGCGAGTTTACCGCTGGGACGCAGGCGGCCGCCGTAACGAAGCGCTCGACTGCTTCGTGTACGCCCTTGCCGCGCTACGCATTTGCCAGCAGCGCTTTGGCCTAGACCTCAACGACCCCGCCACGCTGGCGCCGCGACCTAAGCGCAAGCGTTCCCGCGTGGCCACTAAGAGCAGCTTATGACCACGGAAACCTATACCGAGCGCCTCACTAAGGTACGCACGGCTATCGACAAGATCCTGAGCGGCTCGCAGTCATGGCGCTTTGGGGATCGCTCCTATACCCGGGCAGACCTGCCCACGCTGTACAAAATGGAAGAGCGCTTCGAACGGCTAGCCGCCAAAGAAAGAGCCGCTACGGCCTCAGGTGGTCGTCACCGCATTCGCTACATTGGGTTTTAATCATGAAGCTATTTGGCCGCTTAAAGGGCGATACAGCCGAGCAAAAGCGCGAACAGGTGATGCGCCAAGAGTTTGAACGCTTGGCGAACGCGCAAGGCCGCACGCGGGCCAATAGCGGCAGCGAAACCCGCCACCGTGGCGCAAGCCGCATGATCCGCTCCATGCTCAGCTGGCTGCCTGGGTTAGGCAGCCCCCGCCAAGATACGCCGACAGGCGAGCGGGAAATGCTGATTAGCCGCACGCGCGATGCTTACCGAAACCACATGCTGGCGCGCGCGGCTGTTACCCGGGCTGCCACTAACGTAGTGGGCATGGGGCTAACCGTTCGCCCCAACGTCGACGGCGAGGCGCTAGGACTGGATGACGACGCCGCGGATAAGCTGAACGATGAGCTGGCGCGCGGCTTTCGGTTATGGGCAGAAGACCCTAATGAATGCGATGTAGAAGCCGGTCTGGATTTTTACATGCTCCAACGGCTGGCGTTTATCAGCGCACTCGTCAGCGGTGACGTGCTCGCCATGACACCAGACGATCAGCGCCCAGGCTGCCTGTTTGGTACCAAGCTGCAGCTGGTTGAAGCCGAACGCGTGGGCAACCCGCTGACGGATACCCCCACTGAAAGTGACGGCGTTCGTGTCGATCACCTCGGAAAGCCCACGCATGTGCGCGTTTGCAGCGGCTACCCCAGCGACTACACGACGTCGCAAGAGTGGGCCTGGTACCCCATCTTCGGGGCGCAAACCGGCCGCCGCCGCATTCTGCATCTGATGAATGAGAAAGGCCGCCCTGGCCAAGTGCGTGGCGTGCCTTATCTGGCGCCAATTTTAGAAGCACTGCAAAAGCTGGAGCGTTTCTCTCAGGCCGAGCTTACCGCTGCCGTGATCAGCGCCATGTTTACCGTGGCCATCAAGCACACCGCCACTGACGATCCGGATATGTCGCCCGGTGGTCCCATGTGGAGCGATGACAGCGACGACCCCAACAAGCCAGACCGGCCCGTAGTCACCAGCTCAGGAGAGCAGCCAAGTGAAGGCGACAGCCTCACGCTAGGCGAGGGCGCTGTGTGGGATCTGGAAGAGGGCGCCGAGCCGGTCACGATTAACCCCAACCGGCCCAATGCGCAGTTTGACCCGTTCTTTGTCGCCATCGTGAAAGAGATGGGCGCGGCGTTAGAAATGCCGTCTGAGGTGCTGCTGATGCATTTCAGCACCAGTTACACGGCCGCCCGCGCCGCCTTTAACCAGCTCTGGAAATTCATCAAGCAGCGCCGCCACCACCTTACGGTTCAGTTCTGCCAGCCCACCTATGAGCTGGTGATTGATGAGTTGGTAGCACGCGGCATCGTCAATCTGCCTGGGTACCGCGACCCCGCCAAGCGGCGCGCTTACACCAGAGCGCTATGGATCGGGGAACCGCTCGGCTCACTGAATGAACAGGTCGACGCCAGAGCCGCCACCGAGCGCATCGCCAACGGCACCAGTAATGAGCACATCGAAACCATGGCGCTGCATGGCGAGGACTGGGAAGACGTACACCGCGACCGCGCCCGAGAGATCCAGCGCAAACGCGCCGAGGGCGTGCCCATCTACGTGGGCGGCAAAGTGCACGAACAAGAACCCGCCAGCACTGCTGACGAATAGACCAGGAGACACACCATGACCCTGCCGCGTACCGCGTTTGAGCTAGCGGCCAATCACACATGGCTGATCACCGCCGAAGCGCTGGATACCGTCATGGCGGTGGCCGCGCGTGAAGGCGACGTGCAGGCACTGGAAGCCAAGCTAGGCCGCCCGCTAGACAACACGCGCAATGTCACCGTGCGCGATGGCGTGGCCGTTATACCGGTGACAGGCCCCATCTTTCGCCATGCCAACCTGATGACAGAGATCAGCGGCGCCACGTCTACGGGCAGCCTCGCCACTGATATTCAGGAAGCGCTCGATAACCCCAGCGTCAAAGCGTTGGTGCTAGATGTGGACAGCCCAGGCGGCGAAGCGACAGGCATCAACGAGCTATCGGAAATGATCTTTCAGGCCCGTGCCAGGAAGCCCATTAAAGCCTATGTCGGCGGCATGGGGGCTAGCGCCGCCTATTGGATTGCCAGCGCTGCTGACGAGGTGGTGGTAGACGACACCGCCCAGCTGGGCAGCGTGGGCGTGGTGTTGAACATTCGCAAACGCGACGACCGAGCAGGCGAGAAAACCTACGAGATCGTCTCCAGCAACGCACCCAACAAGCGGCCAGACCTGGATACCGAATCTGGACGCGCCCAGCTTCAAACCCGCACCGACGAATTGGCAAACGTGTTCCTCGACAAAGTGGCCCGCAATCGCGGCATCCCACGCGAAGAGGTGAACAGCCGTTTCCGCCAGGGCGGCATCGCCACTGGTGCAATCGCCGTGGAGGCCGGTATGGCCGACCGCCTCGGCTCACTAGAGGGCCTGATTGCCGAACTGGCAGGCCCACCAGCTGCATCTTTCAGCACACAAAGGAGCGTCACGATGA